AGCACCATGCCAAGCATTGCCATCTGTTCTTGGCGGTTTCCGGTTCCCAGACCCACGTTGACCGTGATGTCGTACTCGGTATCCCACTCGCGGGGGTCTACGGCGACGTACTTGCCGCGCAGACGGATTACACGGGACTTGTCCTGATACTTGCAAAGCAGGTGCAGGATGTTGCGGAAGAGGTCTTTGATCCCTGTTTCGGCAAAGATACGGGCGATCAGTTCCATCTTTGAGCCAGCGGCGTTTTGCATGGCTGCAATAGCGGCGGCTGTGGTGTTTTGCAGGATGTTAGGGTCTAGTCCCTGAGAAGCGTCATTGACACCCGTGCGCTTGGCTTGGATGTTGTCCATATACTCAAGCATCGGGAAGGACTGTCCTGCGACTGCTTGAACTGGCAACTGTTGGACCGCGGCAGGGTTCTTAACTCGTACAACCCCACCCGGAGTAACGGTAAGCAAATCGTCTAAGTTTACCTGTCCGTCTACGGCAACGACCCGAGCGTTGTTGGTCAGGTACATATTGTCCAAAATCTGACGGGTCAGGGTGGACTTGATGATCTGGAGATCCATCGTCCGGTCTGCCAAGGACTGACCGAAGAACTTGTGCGGAAGCGGAATCGGGCAGATAGAGCAAAACGGCAGGTAGTCGATCTCTTCGTTTTCCAAGATGTTTTGACCTGCGTAGAACACGCGGCGCAACTCGGCAATCCCGTCTCCGTCGTAGTCAACGCGGATGAAAGCCTCAAAGCACTCCACCTCTTGCATGGACATATCCAGACTTGGATCATCCGGCTGCTCACCGTTGGAGTAGCGGGCAACACGCTCCGGTGTGTAGGTTAGATCTTCGTAGGTCGGGAGTTGGTCGATTTCGTCCTTATCAAACCCCATAGCCACGAGCTCTGATCGGGTGACTAGGCGGCGGTGGGCGCAGAACGGGGTGTCCGTCAACTCAATGGTTTTCTTGCTGACAATGAACTCTTCGGGCGGGACGTTCTCGATCTTTACACGACCTTTTTTGTCGGTCTTGCGAACCTTGACATCGTAGGCCATGACGTCTATCTCTTGGCCTGTCATGGGGTCAATGCTCTTGGCAATCGGACGCTCTTGCTGGCTGACGACTTCCATTGACTCGTCTTGCAAAAGCAGGGCCAGTTCGTCTGAGAGCAGGTTCTCGTAAGACTCGGTATTTACCTCTGTCTCGTCTTGCCAGTAGACCTTGACCGTTCCGACCTTAGATAGCAGGGCGTCTTTGATCCAAGTGTGCAGGATGGAGATTCCCGGGTTATCCCGCATAAAGACCCAGTTGCAATACTCGGTAGCTTGCCGGGCTTTTTCTTCGTCTCCGGGGCCGTTGGGTTCAAACACCACGGTCTCGTCCGAGGACGTAAACACCCGCATAAGCGCGGGCATAGCGCCATCCACAGCCTCGGCAACCTCGCGGGTAACGATACGGGAGCGGCCATCAACCTCGTTGCCATACTCTTCGCCGTTGTAATACTGAATGGCTTTGCGGCGGGACTCTGTTGTCTCGGTCTCAAGATAGCCAATCGCGTTGTCTATCTCGTTGTCCAGTATGCCTTTTAGTGTTTCTTCATTCATCTTATACGATCCATTTCACGTTTGGAGTGAGTGGCTTTGTCCATGTAGAGGTTTGGTTCATGCCAACAGCAAGATAACGAAAAGCGTCAGCAGCGTGGCTCGACCAATCGTGGAGCGGCTTGTCATAAAAGATATTGCGCTTTTCATCATATTCCCTGCGGTAGTTACGCAAGGCGTCTAGTCCCTGCTTTACATTCGGGTGAAACCAGCAGTTTGGGATTATCCTACGGACTGCTTGTATCCCATCGTCTACACCGATTCGCGGGCAGACGGTAATGTTCAATCCTAGGTCCTGCAAAGCCTCCTTGCGGCTCTTGCCAGTCCCAAGCTCTCTGACTTCGACATCATGCGGCAGGATGTGTTCTGCCTTAGTGTAATCGTGTTTCTTGATCCAGTTCACATACCAGTCTAAGCCGACTCCGTGGTTTTCCACGAAATCAAGTAAGCGACGCTCTTGCCCCGCGACCTGGCAGACGAAGATGGCCGTGGAATCACCAACACCCAAGTCCCATGCCGTATATGTCTTACAGAGATCGTCCCGCGCAAACTCCGTGAATCTCTCTGGCGGGAGAGCGTTAAGTAAAGCGGCGTAATATGAACCTTCCGTGGGGCTGCTGAAGTCGCACTCAAATTCCTGAAGATACTTGGGTTCCCCCATCTCTTTCTTGGCAGCGAGCAGTTCAGCTTCCGGAAGTATGCCCGTCTGCGAAGCCTTGAACTCAAGTAACTTCCATCCCGGTTCTTTTTCTGCTCGGTCTCGGAAGTCTTTGAAGTGGTTAGCACCCTTGGGTGTTCCTAGAAATAGCGCCCAACCCATGCGATCCGCGAGAGCAGGGCGAACAATCTCGTTCCATATCTTTGGGTTTTGATCACCGATCTCGTCAAGAATAACACCGTCAAAATACTGGCCCCTAAGACTGTCAGGATTGTCCGAGCCGTAAAGTTGTATCCGTCGTCCGTAGAAGTCAACCTTTAACTCCGAGATGTTTGCGGTTGCATTTAGTGGCCGAGTAAAGTTTACCAAGTAGTCCCACGCGACTCTCTTACTTTGCCCGTAAGTCGGACTGATGTACGCGAACCTTGGTTCTGGTTTATCGCATTGCAGGGCAGAGTGGATAAGCTGGTTTAGGGCTGCGACCGTCTTGCCCATCCTGCGGTGTGCGACTACGACTACAAAGCGGTGGTTCTCCACAGCATCGTGAATCTCGCGCTGCTGGGTTCTTGGCTTGTATCCGGTCTCTACGACCACCTCGGTCATGCAGCCCGCCTGTAAATGCTGATGCTTCTATCTTTGTGGCCGGTGCTTCCCCTATAGAGAATTGCGCCGACCTCTTTCCATTCGCATCCACGATAAAAAGGTCTTTGCCAATCTAACCACACAACATATCCGTCCGGCTTTACGACCTTATACATTTCTCTAAACACTTGTTTGACGTTTAGGCTTTCTGCCTTACAGCCATATCTTTGTTGATACTCTTTGAGCCTTTCCTCGCCATAAGGAGGATCGGCAACAATTAAATCGTATTGCTTGCTTACAAACTTAGATAGTTCTCTTGCGTCCCCGTAGAAAATTTCTTCTCTTTGTGGGTTTATATCTATTTTGTCGCCAGGTAGCTCAGTATCGTCTAGATTTCCAGCGTAAAGATGTAACACATCCTTTGCTTCTGGAAACAAGGCACGAATACGCTTGAGATAGTTTCCCTGATAGCCTCCGTAGTAGTCATTTGCCTTGGCGTAATTGTTACCAAGGTAAATTGCTCCTGTTACAAGACTAGACTGGTCTACCTGTAAATATCTACCGAACACCGAATTGTAGTGTTCTATGTTCATATACCCGTCACGACCTTGATCGTAAGCGGGCCGTTCTCTGCGCCCGTAACCTCAGTCCGAGCCAGTTTGGGAATGTGGTACTCAATGGCTTTCAGGTAGATGTCGCACGCCTTTTCAGGGTTGCTCGTCGCGACCTGATTTAGCCATCCTACGAAGTTCTCTGCGTTGTCCTCAGCCATCCTAGCAATGGCCTCTCTGACAGCCGTAGTGGCCTTATTTGGCACTCCTGCGGGTCTTCCCATACCTGCTCTTGGCGGTATGCGTTTTACAGAAGTTGTTTCTAGTTTACTGTCTTCCATGTCCGAATCCTTAGTGGTTGTTCGGGATAAGTTGTTGCTATTTTACCACAGTTCTTTGACTTTCTTACAAAGTCGGTCCCAGTAGTGCTTTACGTTCCAGCAGATGTCGTTCCAGAGTTTTTTCATGGTTTCTTAGTGAGAATGACTCTCATTGCGTCTATTGCACGGGGTACGGCCACAAGTTGTTCAGCTTGTATGCCTTCGCTTCGCATCACCTCTTGGCCGAGTTCTGAGATCTCGTACTCTAGGCTTTGCAGGTAAAACCTTTCTTTCCAATTCAGATACCAAGACCAGTCTGTGTAATATAACCAAGACCGTTCGTTAAATGCTCTAACGTGGGTTGGGTCTTGCCACGCTCCATAGGATAAATCGTAGGGGACGTGGATGTGAAACTCTCCGTCCTCGTGTAACAAGTCACGGCAGTTGGTCATTGCCGTTACCAGATCAGGAATATGCTCTAAGACGTCGTTGGCGATGATCTCGTCAAACATCCCCGGCTCTACTTGGAACTCGCCTAGTCTTGTGACTATGCGCTCGCCCCACGGAACCTTTGTAATGTCTAGCACCCAGTCTGGATTCTTCTCGGGTTGGATGTCGG